TCTGGCTCAGTCAGTTCAATCGCATCGTCCTCTGTTTCGACAGCGATGAACCTGGCGAGAAGGCCGCTCAAGACGCGTTGACTGTCCTGCCCCTTGGCAAGGCAGCCATCTGCCGGCTGCCCCGCAAAGACGCCAACGAGATGCTCAAGGCAGGGGAAGGTGACCTCCTGCGCGATCTGCTTTGGAAAGCCACACCATCCCGCCCTGATGGCATCGTCAATGCCTCCGAGCTATGGGATGAACTGATCAAGCCAGGTGCTGCATCCATCTGTCAGTACCCATGGCCGCAGCTGAACCACATGACCCGTGGCTTCCGCAAAGGTGAGATGACCACCATCTGCGCAGGCAGTGGCGTCGGCAAGTCATCCGTCTGCAGGGAGATCGCCCATCACTTCCTTCGCCAAGGACTACGGGTGGGCTACATCGCCCTTGAAGAATCCATCAAGCGCACCATGCAGGGCATCGTCGGCATTGAGCTGAACAAGCCCATCCACCTGGACCCTGCTCTTGTCACTGAAGAGGAACTGCGGGATGGCTTTGACCGGGTCTTCGGCACCGGTCGTTGCTACCTCTACGACCATTTCGGATCTATGGATCCCGAGCACCTCATCAACAAGATCCGATACCTGGCTGATGCAGAACAGGCTGACCTCGTCATCCTCGATCACCTCACCATCGTTATCAGTGGCCTCGCTGATCTCGATGAACGCCGGGCTATCGACGTCACCTGCACCAAGCTCCGCCAAGTCGTTGAGCAATCAGGCATCGGCCTGATCCTGGTCTCCCATCTCAAGCGGCCAGAAGGCCGCGGCCATGAAGAAGGTGCCCAGACTTCCCTCTCCCAACTGAGAGGAAGCCACGCCATAGCCCAGCTGTCGGATCTTTGCATTGGCGCAGAACGGAACCAACAGGGCGACGTCGCTGAACGCAATGAGCTGCAGCTACGGGTCCTGAAGAACCGCTTCTCCGGTCAGACAGGACCTTGCGACAAGCTGCTCTACGACCAGGACACCGGTCGACTGGTCGTTCCCATGTCCCATTACTTCGGCACCTAACCCACCACCATGAACTGCCCCAAGTGCAACTGCGATGTCATCCGCACTGCAATGACACGCCGCTACCGCAGTGATGCCGTCATTCGCAGGAAAAAATGCACCGACTGCAACCACGCCTGGTACACGATGGAAACCCAGATCCCCACTAAATCCATCCTTCATTCCCGCAATGGGGAAGGCGCTTCCACCTTCGTCCTGCAAGAAGACTTCAAGCACCTGGCCTACCGATGAAGCAAGACACCTTCACTGTCCCTGGCCTGCGCATCACCAGGCAATACGACCGGTGGAATGGCGCCCTGTTCCTGGCCTGGAAACCCAACGTCTCCATGTGCTTCAGGGATCGCAAAGAACTGCTCAAGTTCTGCTCCTGGCCACCTAAGACACCAACAGGTGATGCCCTTCGGGAATGGCTCAACAGCTTTGAGGTCAATGAAACCCAGGCCGATGAACCACAACCTCAGTCGTCGTTATCCGATGAGCTACTAGCCACTGGCTTTGGCCCTGAATGCCATGACGTCGACAACGACAACACACGCACAATCATCTGATGACCCTTCTCGTTGATGCCGATTGGCTGATCTACTCAGCCTGCGCTGCCTGTGAAACCGACATCCGCTGGGATGAATGGATCAATACCCTGCACCTGGAGCAGGCGGACGTCAAAGACTTCATCTCCTCCAAGCTCGCCTATTGGATGGACCTCACTGGTCACAGTGACGTCGTCATGTGCCTGTCTGATTACCCCTCCTTCCGGCACACCATCTACCAGGACTACAAGGCAACACGCATTGGCAAACGCAAACCCCTTGGCATCAGAGACATCAGGCTCTACATCGAACAGACCTACACCACTCGCACCATGATCAACCTGGAGGCTGACGACGTCCTCGGGTTGCTCGCTACTGGTGGTCAATACCGCGACCCGATCATCGTCTCTATCGACAAGGATCTCCGCACCGTGCCATGCCAACTGCTGGCCAATGACACCGTCGAAACTATCCATCCCGTTGATGCCAACCGTACCTGGATGACACAGGTCCTGACAGGCGACACCTCCGATAATTACGCCGGTCTCAAAGGCCATGGCCCTGTCACTGCAGCAAAGACCTTGGCTGATGCCGTCACCCTCCCAGACCTATGGGACAAGGTGGTCGCTGCTTACAAGAAAGCAGGTAGGCCCTACAGCGAGGCACTACTCAATGCACGCCTGGCTCGCATCCTGCGCCACGGCGACTACGACTACGACACCACCCAGGTCAGGCTTTGGGACCCTGATCAAGACCCGCAGATGAAGCCATAGGCATCCCAAGGGTCTGGTAAATCTGCACCAACCTTGGATCTTGCATTGGCACCTTGCCTTGCGGGATGTCCTCCTGCGCAATGCGCATGCCGGTAAAGGCCTCGGTCAATCCAGTGCCAAGGCCTTCTCCGACACCTGCAGCACCACCACCAGTCATTGCAGGTGAGCACATCTCAACGACCCTTCCGCTTCTTTGCCATACCAGCTTCGCTCAAAGCAATCGCCAAAGCCTGCCGAGGGTTCTTCACCACACGACCACCCTTGCCGCTATGTAGCTGGCCTTGCTTGTACTCCCGCATGACGGCAGCAACCTTCTTCTCACCCTTGCCTTTCATTGCTTGACCCTCTTGGAAACGACACCAGCCAGGATCTCAACCACTCGATAAACCCGAGCAACCAACCTGCTGTACTTATCCAGCCGCTCGTTGTCCTTAGGAGTGGGGGTCATGTTCACCCACACCAATGCCGCGCCATGCAGGGCTACTGCAAGCGCAACGTAATCAGCAACCCGATCCATCATGTTCAGGGCGTTGGCCTCTACTAGCCTGCCAGGCCTCGCCAAGATTGTCCGCTGCCTCCCTCGCTAGCCATCGGCTGATCGTTGATTGCTGATGCCACGCTGCATTCAACACCTCAGCAGCAGCTAACAATCCCTTCCAATCCTCTTTCTCGTAGAGATCCAATAACAGGCGCTGCGTCGTCTCCTGCCTTAACGACAACTCCAGTGGGATCTCCAGCTGGTTCATTCCGGGTGCAATGTCCGGGCTTCCAACATCGTGACCCGCTGCTCCACACTGTTCAAGCGGCTAAAGGTTTCTTTCCGATCAGCCTTGATGTCGACATGCAGTTGCTCCAACCTGGTTGCCACGTTGTCCACACTCGCAGCCAACCGGATCACAGCATCACGTCCTTCCCTGCTGCGACTGCCAACAGTCCCTAAACCCATTGCCCCAACGGTGATAGCTGCACCAATAACAGCTGCTGCTACTTCAACCACGGCTGGATCGACACCTCAGCAGCAGCGTATCTCCCGCTGCCATGCCATGCACATCCAATGAATGGGCAGGTGGTTGGTCCTCCCGAGGTGCCAACCTCACCGCGTCCTGCCAAAGCGGACTACCCGTTCCCCTCAAAGAAGAACGGCGCAAATCCTAGCGACCCTGGCCCCTGCTCTTCTTCCGGCCCCTCGGCTTGCTCCTGACGGAATTGCCGATGCTCGTCTTTTTGAACTTGGCCCTGGACTGGAACTCCTTGGCGGAAGGTGCCTTGCTCTTAACAGCCATCGCGTAGTTGCTGCTGCAGGTACTCCCGCAGCGCTTTATCCGCTGGGGACTTGTTCGCTTTCAAGTCCAGCTCAAAGATCCGATCACGCAAGAGCTGCTTCCGTGCCTGGCAGAACTGCTTCTGCACTTCCTCGCTTTTGGCGTACCGACTGTCAATGGCCACCGTGGTGCCAACGACAGCTGTAAGGACAGCGATCGCAGCACCAATGAAGGACAGGCGGTCAGGCAAGTCCAAACAGCTCCTTCAGCTCCGCCACGGTCAACCCAGCGGCTTCCAGCTTCTGCTCAGTGGTGAGCACTGGAGCGGGTTCGGGTTCAGGGGCAGGTTCGGGCTGCGGGCGGGATTGGATCTCCGCAATTTCTTCGGCGGTCAGTTCGACGATTTCCTGCTCGCCGGTTTGTACGTCAACAACAATGCGGTGCATGGCTTAGCCCTCGTAAAGAATGTTGATCGACCCGGCGTCAAAGGTGTCGGTGCCGTTGACGGTAGTGATGCGGACGCGATCTAAGGTGGCGGAAAGAGCTTTTGAACCACCTAGCCAAATCATGTAGGGACTTGCCGTGTTTCCACCAAGCACCCCAGAACATGCCCATAAATTAGTGGTGCCATTCAGCAAACATAATTGCAAAATACCGTCTCGAATAACAGAAGCATTGCCTTGTCCAGTCGGATCAATTTGAAAAGC